ATTTCATCTCCGGCGTGACGTTTTCCGTCACAAGTCTGTGCCAGCACTCCGGCCAAGCGCCCCACTTTGCACCGAGTACCCGCTGCATTTCTTCCATCGCGTTTGCGTTCCTTTCAGCCGTTGTCATGTGCATCCGATCCATGATGTAGCCTATCTGTGATATCTTCCGTATTTGTACGCCCTCATGGATGAACAACCCGCGCCCCTGATCTCTTGCGTACCATCCCGTCTCTAAATCGGGACCGTGCGCGTATGTGAGTTCAGGGTCAAACCGCCCTATTTCGTTGAACCAGTCAGCCCGGTACATTGCAAACAGGTTATCCAAATGCCAGATGGGTCTAGGGTCAAATCCGCCCCGCGTTTTCATTTCGTGCCAGTCAGTAGTACTGTCATCGGTCAGCGCCGGGTGTACTCCAACCGCGTTATGGTCAATGAGTAGGAGCCTTGCAAGTGGAGCGATAGGGTCTTTCTTCTGCCATTCCGGGAAGTCGCAACTGGTAATCGTGAACACGTAAGCCAGGTAATCTTTACCGCTTTCGTCAGCCGCCTTCAGCCCCGCCAGCCATCCGCCGGTTGTCTGTACATTCTCTTTGAGTTGTACGTTCGTGTACTTTGACGGCGGTACAAGGTCGCTTGCGTTATCCACACAATAAAAGTCGTATGGCCATTTCGCGTACTTCGCCAGGTAATCACCCATAGCATCAGCGCGCTCTGGCATGTTGTAATTTGTGAGAATGACCGCTACTCGTTTGAGCATTTTAGATACTCCATATACCGCCGGATGTCCCCGTTGCATAACAGGATTGATTCGTCCATTGTGCGCTTCCTGTCTCTCACAAATCGCGGCTTGCCATCCTGAGTCGTTTCGATCCAGTAGTACAGCACAATATCGCGCTCGGTGAGTTCTTCAAACGCCTTTATCATGTCACTCATCTTTCACCTCTGACAAGTGCGCTTCAATGTCCGCCAGCACCGGTTTCCAGTATTTCTCTGTCACCTTGTCAGCGTCGTAGGCCAGCGCCCCATCCCTCGCCCGGCTGCGGTACTCGTTATTCCCGCGCATTTCGTATGCCTTGAGCATTCTGTCTACTACAGCATCCACCCTCACGCGGTACTGGAACGCATCGAAGTATTGTTGATAAACGGGGTCGGCTTCCGCTTTCGTGATCTTCCACCCGCTAAAGCACAACTCGCCCATGCTAGTCCACTCGCCGGTAATAACAGGGCAGCCGCATGCCTGCGCTTCAATTAGTGGTATGCCAAAGCCTTCTCCGAGTGATACCAGCACCATCACGTCCATAGCGTTGTAAACATCAACCATGTAAGCGTCAGGGATTCCGAGTTGATTCTGGTATTGGTCAACGAACGCCACGTCTATTTCATCGTCAAGGCTTCTACAATCCACTATCCCCGTCTTTAGTCCCATGACTTTGCAAAACTTCTGCAGGTCAACGTGATCCCCTGGCATTGAGCCGTCGTTTGTATGGAGGTACAGGAGCGCGTCAGGGTGTGATTTGTGGAACGCGGCGAAGGCTGAAATTACCTCATAAAAACTTTTACGCGGGGGTATTCCCTTGTTCGCTGCGACCATGCCAACTATGAAGCGGTGTTCTGGTAATCCGAGTCTGCCTCGCGCTTCTTTTCTGTTTAGAGGTCTGAATACTTTTGTTTCTACGCCGTGAGGGATGTAGTACACATCAAGCCCCATTTTCTTTGCCTGATCCCGCCCAAATTTACTCATTGTGATCGGCTTTGTCGCTTGCTTGACCATCGCGTACACGTTCGCCGGTATCGGTTCACAATCAATCGGGAACCAGGGATACCAGGGCAAGCCGAGCGCGTTCTCCGGCTGTACTACCCACGCATCCATGAGGGTAATGATAGCGTTCGCTCCGGCGTGCATCGCGTGCGCTCCGAGTATGTCCTGCCCGTAAGGGTGATTACCTACCGGGTAAACAACCGTGCCATCGTGAAGCCACATGCGCCCACCCTGCAAGCCGTAAAACGCCGTGATACTCAACGGGTATCCTAAAGCCTTGATACGCGGTACAAACACTTTTGTTTGATTGCCGTACCCAGTCGGCGCCCAGGGCGCGTTCGAGTGCCAGTTCAGCGATAACTTCTTTTCGGTTGTTAAGGTGCTGGGTTCTGTTTGTTCTGTCATCTACTCCCTTTCGATGGCCTCCCATAAGCGCACGGCAGGGCTGGGAGGTAGCCTTTTCGAGTACGTAACTCTAGCCGTGCGCTGCGTCATCCTACGATGACGTACCTACGACCTGCGCGCCGAAGTCGGGGCGATAAACGCCGTAAGCGTATTCCATGCTCGCGTTGAGTTCCCATGCCCCGTTGCCGGAGTATGAAGCGTCCCATTGCGGGTTGATGGTGAACGGCTGCCGGATGTCCAAAGCAATAGCCGGGCGTGAGAACATTCCACCTACTGCGGCAGTACCGCTTGAGATGTTGGCATCAACGAAGAAGTCGATGCCCGAGAAAGACGCCTGATAAGCACGCCCAACGGTTGAGTTCTTGATGGCCTCGGACTGCATGAGGGTAGGCACACCGGATGAAGCGGATACCAGGTAGTACCATTGCATCGGGTGAAGCACGCACACATACGGCCCAAAGACGTGCTTTGAGCGTAGCATTGCCTGCGCGTGGAAGATGTTTGCCCAGGTGATCGTCCCGCCGGTGGTGCTGCCTGCGGTTCCAGCGGTGAAGCTGGAGAACAGACTGGCGAGGTTGGTATCAATGTGGGATGATGCTTTTTCACCGAGGTAGATACCCGCTTCACGCTGCGCGTTGGATGGATCACTCTTGATACGCCGCTGGGTGATGATGGTCATTGAGCCGTACACGGCAGGGGTGAGAGTGCCTCCAGCGGTTGCATTGAAGGACTGGGTAGACATGTCGGTTGACTCGTCAATTGACGCAAATGTACCGCCGCTGTAAGAGCCGAAGATACGCGGAGCGCTGGATTGTGAGTCGTTGAAAATGGTCACGTGCGGCGCGATGATATTGCCCTCCTGGGCAGCCATCAACGCGGTCTCATACACGTTAGCAATTAGGGTAGAAATACCCGTGTAAGTGGATTCGTTAGCCATAGATTACTCCTGTGGAAAGTTGACCCCCCCGCCCTTGAAAATGTCCTGATAGTTGCCAAAGAGACGGGCGCGTTTCTGCTCCTCGGTCTCCTGCGCATTCCCGGACGGGTTCGTTGGATTCAGCGTTGGGGATTGTTTTGATTGTGGGATAGCCTTTGAAAGTTCCTCGGCTTTTTTGTCGATGTCTTCTTGAGTGTCACCGGGTATCAATTCAGCAACGGCGGCGGGAAGTTTGTATTTCTCGGCTGCGGTACGCTGCATCTCACGGCGTGCCTGCGCTTTTGTCATGCCTTCCAGTTCCGCTATCCGCTTCTGGGCGCGTTCCAATTCGGTCATCTCGGCCTCTTTGCGCTTTTCCTCGGCGGTCTTTAGTTCCTGATACTGCTTTTCAATCGGCTTTAGTGCCTTCACTTCATCACGTAGTTTATTAATCAACGCCTTTGCCCGCTCTGCGTCAAAGACCTCTTGCGTGTTTTGTACCTCGGTGGTCGATACCTGATCGCTCTCCGGTACGGGTGTGACCGTCTCAGTCACGTTGGTTGGCTCTGCCATTTAGTCATCTCCTAATAATTTGTGTAGAGGCGTCTCGCCCCTCATAGTGCCAAATACTTCATCCTGGTAAGTGCTAGAAAGTTGGTCAAGGTTGAATTTGCCCTCCTGCCACGCATCGTATTTGCTATTCCCCATCATTGAGCGCTGCGTAGCCTCGCTCTGTTGGTTGAACCAGTCCACACCGGATTGGTCTATCGGGTTGGGCTCCCCTTTCACCCACGGCAGCATGACACACCGCCCGTTGTGATGATCCTCGCATAACTCCCCCGCCTCGAACACCTGCCCGTGTAATGCCACACAAGACATGCAGGTAAGCCCGTCCAGCTCCGCGCACCATACCGAGCCTTGCAACACGTCTGAATTGGCACGCTGTAACTCGGAGTTTGATTGCCGGTAACTGTATAACTGTGTGGTT